AAAGTGGCGCACCTGACTTAAACATGGTTCCGTACGAGTATCAAGGTTACATAAAATATATTGATGGTTTGGTTGGGGGAGTAACACCTTTTGGATCAGAAGAAACATACTCTGATTTACCAAAAAAACTTGATACATTTGGTAAACCAAAGCCTACAAGTGTAGGCAAACAAATTATGTTTAGGCAATCAGGAGAACCTATCTCTGCAGAAATGATGATGAATGCTGCAGGTATGCCTAGTTGGAAAGCTACAAATTTTGATGGCCCTGCTATCGTCAAAAGAAAAATGCAAAGCTTGGTTAACCCTTACTTTGAAGTAGCTGCTATAAAATATCTAAATAAATATCCTGACTTCTTTGAAATGGAACAAAAGAAAAAAGCACAGATTGTGGCTGATATGCAAAAAGAAGTTCAAGGTAATGTTAGAGCTTTGTTTGATGATGGACACATGCCACAAAGTTTAACTATGCTTAGAGATTTATCTAAACCCAGTAATAAAAAGAAAGCCCTAGAAGCAATGAAATTTCTAGGGATTACTGGTAATTTAGAAGATGTGTACAAAAGAGAAGACGCACTATCAAAATTAAACTTAATTAATGTCCTTATACAAAAGGATAATTATAGGTCAATAATTCAAGGCTTTGGCCTAGACTAATCACACTCATCCTCTAACATAAAGTCTGCCCACTCATATGCTGAACGCCTTACCTCAGACATATTTACAGCCCCTCTACTATTCGAAAGCATTCCAGCAAGAGCTTGTCCTGCTAGATACCTTCGGGCAGTGAGGGGTTTTATCATGTCTGGGTTACGCTTCTTGCGTGTGTATTTTTTAGCTTCCTGTTCTAGATTGCTCATACTGTTTTACTTTTTCTAGGTTCTTGAAATACTCGGTATTAAAACCGAACTCCCAATCTTTGTTAGGTCGTGTACCTATCTTGTAGGGATTACCTAACTTGCCTTTAATAAAAGCTTCTCTGCCTTGATCGTATGGCTTCATTCTTTTTCTACCTCACTGATAAGTCTGTCTAAGTACCAACGTGCTTTCTTCAAGTCTTCCAAGCCATTCTTGTAAGGCCATCGCCAAAGATACTTGAAAGAGTTTTGCCAGCAGTATGCTTCATGTGCGCTAACAGGTGCATTCTCAGCCATAGCTTGCATAGCATCAATACATTCAATACCTGCTGCGTTATAATGGGGTGGATGTTCTACCATATCCACAGCCAACTCTTTCCATTTAGCCATTGTTGTTTTCTTTCTCTAGTACAATTAGTTCTGCGTTAGTATAGGGGATGTGAAAGAACTGCTCACCTTTCTGTATGTATCTACCCTTAGCTTCTTTGAGACTCTCTTTAGTCAAACAAATATCTTTGATGCGCCAGCATTGCTTCATATCTTTACGGAAGATATAGAAATTTAGTACACCATTAGCACCATCATACTTGTCTAGTAATCTCTGCTTCCTTTCTGGAATCCTAATCTCTGCCCAATGTGTAGGCCAGTCACCATCCCATGCTACCTTTACCTCTGCCTCATTGAAGTAAGTGTAGTCATCTTTCTGTGACACTACATCTACATAATAGTTTTCTTCTGTGTTTACAATGGTGTGTCCTTTTTGTTCAAGTAAAGTTACAAGTTTGTCCTTAGCAGCAGCATCATATGCTTCATACAATGCCCTGTTAAAACGTTTTCTTACAGCCATTAAGATTTAGTTCCTTGTTTAAATAGAGGTAGAGAAAAACACTGGCTTACAGCCTTGGCATTTTCATTTGGTCTTGTGTTGTACAAGCGTAGCATATCATACTCTCGCCACTCTTGGCAAGACTCTTCGGTTAAAAAAGCAAGATTAGTTGCATGTACTATAAACTTATCTTCTTTTGCAGGGGCTGAACCCATTGCCATAACTACTACGTAAACCCAAATCATTTTAGTTCTCCTTGTTTGGAGTAGTTTAGCCACATACTCAGGTGGTTACTTTAAGTAATGTCTACCATTTCACACACATCCCCAGTACATGCCATCGTCTGCATCCCTGATGTATTATCTTCTTGCTCGTATGATGATAGCTTAGTCCAATCAATCTTAACAGGTGATGCATCTACCATGTTGTAAAAATCTTCTTTTGTACATTCTTGATACGGTGCCTGTTGATATGTGTGTTCATTGAAAGGTAGGAACGACACACCACTCATCTCATCAAAGTGTTTGTACACAAAGGCTCCTACCTCAAACCATTCATCAGGCTTGACATTGATAGTAACACTAGGCTTATGCTCACACCAATGACGTTGATACATCAACCACATCTCTAGTTGTTCTAAGGCTGTCATGTCAGCAGTATGAACTGCACCCATAGGAGACTGCATAGGGAAACTAAATACTGTAGTAGCATCAGGCTTCATAACGTCAGGCTCATTGGGTATACCCTGATCAACCATAAACTGTGTTAGTGGATCTTTATTATCTCCACGCACAGTACGGATATAATAGGGACTGTGACGAGCATGAATGCCAGAAGCTGAGTCAACCAGTTGGGAAACTGTTCCACTGGGCTTGACACAAGTAATAGCAGTGCTATGAGGGATACCAAGACGGTCAGCCCACTCAGCGTTAGTAGAAATAGCCACATTTTTTAGGTACTCCAATGTACTAGCCAAGCCTTGATTAGATAAGGTCAGCAATGGGTTATCCATTATCCCTGTGAGTGACACACCAAGCAAACGTTCTGCTGATGTATTTGTGTTCCACACTTTTCGCAGGTATGGAAAGTGTGTGTAGGTGGATTGTATTGTTCCAAGTACAGTTGCAATACCGACTTTTCTTGCAAGGTCTTCCATGCTATCGTTAGCACGGACAACAACTTCTGTAAGATTGCAGAACTGATTCGGCCTAAGAATGATTTCTGAACAGGGGTTTGTTCCGAACTCGTAGCAAGACTCTCTACGGCCATTCTTTGCAGCTTGTTTAATTGATGCTTCTCTGTTGAAGACTCCACGTTCACCACTCCCACTCTCCATAAGGGCTGTCCACTCACGCATAAATGACATACTATCAGGCTTATCAGTGTAAGCCACAGAGTTATTAGCCAAAGCTCTATGCCCTGCATTCTCCCACCAGTTGCCTGACTTAGCATGACGCATACGATCGTCAGACAAATTAGACAGGCTAATCATAGCACTACGTCTTACACCACCTACTACTACCACCTCACCGATCTTGCACATCAGATCATGACATTCTATACTAGACAACTTACGTCCTTGTGCTTGCCTGAAAGTAGTGACAGCAAAATTAAACAGATCAATCAACGGAGCAGGACCAGATGCTCTGCCACCGAATGTCTTTAGTCTAGCACCGGCAGGACGGACTTTAGATACATCCCACTTAGGGATTTCACCTGCCCATAGGAGTGCCAAAACTTGTCTGAGTCCTTTCGCCCACCCTTCTTTACTATCCTTGATGACGACAGTCGTATCGCTTTGGAAAAGGTCAGGAACGTCTGGGAGCTTAGTAATGAACTGACGCTCAACACTGAAACCAACCCCCGTCCCGCAAAGGAGGATGAACATCGCCTCATCGAAAGACTTAGGATCATCTACGGGTAGATAGCTACAGTTATACATGCAAGTGTTGTCTCTGTCTGCAGCTTTACCTGCTGTCATCATTGACCTCATACTAGGCATGACCTCAAGACTAAGGATAGCATCACGTATTTCATCTGCAGTTTTCTTAGGCAATGATCCGCCTACTATATTCTGCATGTAACGTTCAACAGTCTCTCCCCATGTCTCTCGTCGGCCTTCATCCTCAAGCCACCTAGCGTAACGGCTAGTAGCAATAAAGGTTTGGTAGTCAGTAGGTAGGTAGTTGTTATTCATATCTCGTTTCCCATTACAAATAGTTCTCTTCTTCCTCTCTTCCCTATGTGAGCTTCAAGGATAGTCTTTGATCTTTCAAGCATAGCACATGCAAACAACAGGGTTTCTTCTCTGTTGTCGCACATCATGATCTGTTGTTCAATAGGTTTCATTAACTCAGCAGCACGTTTGGCTGTATCTTTATCTTTCATCTCCACTACCTTTAATTGTACCTCTGGCTTCACGTCCGTCTAGCTTCATCATATTCTCAGCAATGGTGACACCTAAGCTTGCACCATAAAAGTTAGACAAGGCAGTAGCATAGAAGATAACATCACCAAGTTCCTTGACAATCTCTTCAGGCTTTACCTTAGTGTCATCACGGATACGTTTTTTAATCTTCTCTGCTACCTCACCAGCTTCTCCCATTAGACCTAATGTATTCTCCATAAGCCTATCCA